TATTTATATTAATATGGAATTATGTACTAGGACCAGTAATCTTATTCTTTTTTAAAGCTTCTATAACTATAACTCTTCCAGGAGACGTGTGGACACTATTACAAATAGGTCTTGGAGGATATGTTGTGGGCAGAAGCGCAGAATCCGTTGCTAGAACAATGGCTAACAAACCACAGCCTAAAGAACAAGAAAACGGGTAGTGAAATACATAGTTATTTTATTATTGCTTTTTTCTTGCAGTAATATAAACACACCTAATGTATCAACAGGACAAGTCGTAATTAAGAGGTTTCTAATTGAACTTGAAAGATAAAGGTCCAAACGACTTAGAAAATATTATTTTTAAGTTGCAAAAACAAATTAAACAACTAAAAAAGAGGTTAAAAAAATGATATTTAATTTAATAAAAAAATTCTCTTCTTGGCTAGATTATTGGATCTGGAGACAAGAATTAAAAAGAAAAATTAAAAGAAATAATAAAATAAATCCATGATGGATATAAATACGTTGCAATTTATAAGAAATTACGTGAGAAAACGTATAGAAGAAACCAGGCAAGATATTTGCTATGGTATAGACACGTTAGATAGGCTCCACTATGCTAAGGGCAGGCTCAGCGCATTAGAAACGCTGCTACAGGATCTAAAAGACCTGCAACATAAAGAGGAGAGTATAGATGACGATAGTAGTACCGAATCAGAAATTAGTTCTTCCAACTAGTTCTTCTGAAAAATCTAACGAGACAAAAATCCCAAAAGACGCAAAAGGCATCCAAGAGTATTTAGATTGTCTTCCAGACCCGATTGGTTATCGTATGTTAGTACGACCATACGCTGGAGAAACTAAAACTAAAGGTGGACTTATTCTATCTGAGCAAACTCAGGATACTATTGCTATGACTACAGTTATTGGAATTGTAGTTAAAATGGGGGATCTTTGTTATTTAGATAAAGATAAATTCCCTACAGGACCTTGGTGCAAAGAAGGCCAGTTCGTAATGTATGGAAGATATGCTGGATCTCGTTTCAAAACAAAATATGGTGAACACCGTATTTTAAATGATGATGAGATTATTGGTGTTGTTAAACGTCCTCAAGATATTCTTCACTTATACTAAACTAAAAAGGAAAACAAATGATAGATGAAAAGAAAATTCCAGAAGTGGAACTTGATCTTGACGATGTCAAAGAACAAGAAATACAAGTAAAAGAAGATTCAAAAGCCGAGAAGAAAGCACCAAGTTTAAATGTTGGTGAAGTTGATCTTGGTTATACAAATCATTCTAAAGAAGATAAAAAAGAAAAGGTTGAGATTGAACAAGTAGAAGAAAAATCTTCTCCTGTTGAAACTAAACCAGTTGAACAGAAAAAAGAAACAACTGAAACTAAAACTGATGACTTATCAGAAATTTCAGATTCCGTTCAAAAAAGAATTGATAAATTAACTCGTAGATATAGAGAAGCTGAAAGAAGAGAACAGGCTGCTGTAGAATTTGCAAAAGGTTTGCAAAAAAAATACACAGATTACGAGAAGAAATTTGATACTGCTGATAGTAATTACTTGAAAGAATTTGATGCAAGAGTAGATGCTCAAAGAGAACAAGTAAAAAATAAACTTAAAGCAGCTATTGAAGCAAATGATCCTAATAAGATCATGGAAGCTAACGATGAGTTAACGCAATTAGCCGTTCAAAAAGAGAAAGCTAAGCTGCAAATGGCTGATCGTGAGATAAGAGCTAAACAACTTGAAGAACAAAGAAAGTTCGAAGTTGAAGAAGCTAAAACACAAAAAGAAAATGTTGTTGTTCCCAGACCTAGCGAAAAAGCTAAGGAATGGGCTACTAAAAATACTTGGTTCGGGGATGATAAAATCATGACCCAGGCCGCCTTTTCAATCCATGAAGAACTAGTTGGCAGTGGTGTTGAAGTAGAGAGCGATGAGTATTATAATGAGATAAATAAACGTATGAAGGGATATTTCCCCCATAGGTTTGTTGTTGAACAAGAACAACGTAAGCCCGTTCAAACTGTTGCTTCCGCTGGAAGAAAACAGGAGGGACGCAGAACTGTGAGACTCACCAAATCACAAGTTGCTATTGCTAAAAAATTAGGGGTGCCACTAGAAGAATACGCTAAATACGTGAAGGAGGCAAATTAGTATGAGCGATAAGGAAAATAAAAGATCTTCACGCGCGTCCGAAGAATTTAAGGTTGATAGAAATAAACCTTGGGCGCCACCATCATCTCTGGATGCACCACCTGCGCCAGACGGCTATGTCCATAGATGGATCAGAGTCGAGTCAATGGGTTTTCAAGATACTGCAAATGTATCGAAGAAAATGAGAGAAGGTTGGGAATTTGTTAGATCCGAGGAAATTATAAGTAGATTCGGAAAAAACCAATATCCAATTATCCATGACGGTAAGTACGCAGGGTTGATCGGGGTTGCTGGCCTAGTGTTGGCTAGGATACCAGAAGAGATTGTGAAATCTCGCGCAGAGTATTTCAAAAGAATTACTCAAGATAGAGTTAACGCGATTGATTCAGATCTAATGAAGGAACAACGACCTGAGATGCCTATTAATATTAATAGACAATCTCGCGTAACTTTTGGTGGTGGAAATAAAAAGTAATCTTTTTATTAAACTAACCAAAATAAATATAAACTATAAACAAGGAGTATAAATAATGCCCAATGTACTAGAAAAATTTGGTCTTAGACCATCTAGACAACTAAATGGCAGTCCGTTTATTAATGCTCAGAACAGATATAGAATCACAGCTAACAACACAACTGCGATTTTCCAAGGAGATTTGGTTATACCAAAGTCTGATGGAACAATCAGCCGTTTTGTTGCTGGAACTACTACTTCTGTTATTGGCGTTTTTAATGGTTGCTTTTATACAGACCCAACAACTCAAAAACCGACTTGGAAAAATTATTATCCAGCAAGCACAAACGCTTCAGACATTACAGCGTTCGTAATTGATGGTCCAGACACGGTTTATGAAATCAATGCAAGCGGCACAGTTGCCATTGCAGGTCTGTTCTTAAACTATGACGTAGTAAACGTAACAGGTAGCACTCAAACTGGAATATCTTTAGTTCAGTTAGATGGCTCAACTGCTAATACTACGAACACGTTACCGTTAATGGCAATTGATATATCGCAAGATCCTTTAAACAGCGATGTAGCAACGTCTAACGCTAACATAGTAGTGAGAATTAATAATCACTTCTACAAACAAAACCAAACAGGCATATAATAGGAGATAAATTATGGCTATATCACGATCACAGCTAGTTAAAGAACTAGAGCCAGGATTGAATGCACTATTCGGCCTGGAATACAACAGATACGATAACGAAGATGCAGAAATCTTTGTAACAGAAACTTCAGATCGAGCTTTCGAAGAAGAAGTTATGTTATCAGGATTCGCAAGCGCGGAAATCAAACAAGAAGGTGCACCAGTAGTATTTGATAATGCTACAGAAGCATACACTTCTAGATACACTCATAACACGATTGCTTTAGCATTCGCGATTACTGAGGAAGCTATTGAAGATAACTTGTATGATAGACTTGCTGCGAGATACACTAGAGCATTGGCAAGATCAATGTCGCAAACTAAACAAGTTATTGCGGGAAACATCTTAAACAATGGTTTCAGTGCATCTTTCCCAGGTGGAGACGGAAAAGCTATGTTAGCTAACGATCACCCACTTGCTAACGGTGGAACGTTTAGAAATATACTTTCTACTGCTGCTGACTTATCAGAAACATCACTTGAGCAATCTCTAATCGACATTGCTGCATTTGTAGACGAAAGAGGTCTAAAAGTTGCTCTACAAGGTAGAAAATTAATAATTCCAAAAGAATTACAATTTACTGCTGAGAGAATCATGAGAACACCTTTATCAACTACTCCAGGTGGTTCTAATGCGTTCGCGAAAAACGACATCAACGCTATGTTAAATATGGGAATGATCCCAGAGGGTTACAGAGTTAACCACTTCTTAACAGACACTGATGCATTTTTCATCATGACTGACGCACCAAACGGTTTAAAACACTTTGTAAGATCGCCAATTAAAACGGCTATCGAAGGTGATTTTGACACTGGAAACGTTAGATTCAAAGCTAGAGAAAGATACAGCTACGGCTGGTCTGACCCTAGAGGAATCTTCGGTTCTGCAGGAGCTTAAGAAATAATTCTTATACTGGGGTGTTATTTACACCCCAGTATAATTAATGTAAAATAAAATTATGAAATCAGATGTAAAACCAGTCATATGTTTAAGTAGTGAATCAAATAAAGTTTTATTTACTGGTCCTACAAGATTAAGAGGATTTATGATTCAATCTACAGGAGTTTCTGGTACTGCAATCATTAATGGTTTAGAAAATTCTACAACCGTTAGTTCATCAACTAACACACAAGTTTATATTCCAGTACAAGTTGGAGCAGGTGGAACTGAAACATTAAATCTTCCAGAAGATGGAATTTTATATGCTGAAAGAGGTGGCACGGGTATCATTGATGGTATTGGTGTAACATCTAACACAAGTGCTTTAACTATTACTTTATTTATAGATAAATAATATTAAAATGCCTATTTTAAGATCAGGCAGTTTTTACGATACACTACAAGACTACTATGGTCTTGGTGAAGAATCAGATAAAAATAAACAATCAAAACAATTAAGAGCAAGTTTAGGAACAATCGTTGATCTTGCAGACGGTGGAATGCCCGCAAGAAATAAAAAGAATTTTAGATCTACGGAAGCTGGTGCAGGAATGACACAAGCTGGAGTTAAAGCTTACAGAAGAATGAATCCAGGTTCTAAATTATCCACAGCTGTAACAGAAGATAAACCAGGGCCAAAAAGATCAGCAAGAAGAAAATCATATTGTGCTAGATCTGCTGGACAAATGAAAATGTTTCCAAACGCAGCAAAAGACCCCAATTCTAGACTAAGACAAGCAAGAAAAAGATGGAAATGTTAACTTGCAATGTCTTATTTAAATGCTAACATACCACCCATATACTGTAAAATAAGGAGAGAATATTTATATGACTTACGAGAACATCATGGAGAAACTGAAGATTGTGTGGTCTTTGCTATTGCAAGCATTCCAGGGCGTGCAATCTTATTTCATGCTTTACTTACGAATGGTGCAATATACTGGAGGCTTCCTATCAGTGCTTTTCTTCAAGGAAGAAA